CCAGTTCTACGAACTCAAGAAGTACAATGCCCTGCAGGTGGCGGCGGCTTTCGGTATCCAGCCGAATCAGCTCAATGATTACAGCAAGTCAAGCTATGCGAACAGTGCGATGCAGTCGCTCTCGTTCTACGTGCAGACTTTGCTGCACATCATCACAGTATACGAGCAGGAGTTCAATCGTAAGCTGTTGACGCCGGCCGAGCAGAAAAGGGGCCTCAGTTTCAAATTCAACTTCTGGATGATTCTGCGCGGCGACCCGACACAACAGGCGGATGTCCTGCAAAAGATGGTCCAGTCGGCCATCTACAGCCCGAATGAGGCGCGCGGCAAGGTAGATATGCCGCCATGTGCGGGTGGCGATGTCCACATCGTCAACGGCTCGTACGTGAAGTTGCAGGATATCGGCTTGGCGTATGCAGCAAAGTCAGGCGGGACAAATACAGGGAAAGGAGGTGACAATGATGATTCGAGTAAAAAATAGCGCTGAAGGGGCGGAAATCAGCATCTCAGGCAACATCATCGACGACCAGGATGGGAACTTAATGGAATGGTGGATGGGCGAGGGCAACACGGGCGGCTACGAATGGCCGAGCAACATCAAGAAGCAGCTCGACGATATCGACGACGGGCAGCCGCTCACGGTCTACATCAACTCAGACGGTGGCTCGGTAGCGGCTGGCATGGCCATTGCCAATATGATCGCACGTCACAAAGGACCGACAACGGCAGTGGTTGACGGATGGGCCTGCTCGATTGCGACGCAGATTTTCTTTGCGGCGGATACCTGCCGCATCCCATCCAATGCTTACTTGATGCTCCATAAGCCATCTTGTGCGCTGCGCGGTGATGCAGATGACCTGGCCAAGGGTATTGAGATGCTGGATGCCATCCAGGCAGGACTGGAATCCACCTACAACAAGGCGGCCAAGGACGGCGTGACGCCGGAGCAGGTGCACGATATGGTCGAGCAGGAAACGTGGCTGACGGGCGAATCAGCGGCACAGTTCTTCAACGTAGAAGTTATGGAGGCAACGAAGACGGCGGCCAGCGTCAGCAATGCATTCCTGGCGGCTGCTGATACGTGCAAGACTATTCCGCAGAAAATCCGTGATCTTTTGGAGCAGAGGGAAGACAGCAAGCCAAATCCGGATGCTGAAGAAGAGAAAAGAAAGACCATGAACATGCAGGTGGCCATTGCCCTTGCATTGGCAGAAGGAGAATGACATGAAGAAATCAGATCAGCTCAAGAAGACCTATGATGAGATCAAGGCAAAAATCAATGACCTGCAGGAAGCAGGCGAAACGAAAAAGGCGTATGACTTATTGTCGGAGCTGAAGGACGCAGAAGCGGCATACAAGGTACAGTTGGAGCTGGAGAAGAAAGACCTGGCCGATTTCCTGCCGGAAGCAGGGCCGGTCCTGAAGAGTGGTGTCGAGGATAAAGTCATGCGCAACCGCATCTTCAATAAGCTCGTTCTCGGCGTTCCGCTCAATGAGCAGGAGCGGGAGTTCTACGCGGCAGATAGCACGCCGGTCAAGCGCG